TACAGGCAAAACTTGTACCGGGACACCCGTATGCTTCTGTTCTACCCCCTCTCTACACTGGTCCCCTATCGTCGGGTCCTATCATGTGGTACGATGCAAGTGGAACATCGACTATGACATTCGCGATTGCGAATGTATCTGGACTTGTACTTCCATCGTCTATTCCCAATCTCAAATTGTGGTTTGACGCGTACGACAATATGACCGTGACAACCTCTGACGGAGTTACCGTCACAGGATGGAAAGATAAATCAGGAAGTGGTTTGGATACTACAATTACCTCTGGAACTCCTCCTATCTATTCCTCCAACGGATTCAACAATGGATATCCTGGTATACTCTTTAACCAGGGAGCAGTTCTACAAACCGTAGCCTTTTCACCTATTCCTACCCTCTCTTCGAACGGAACGGATACTACAGTATTCGTTGTCCTGAATCCTGCGACTGCAAGGTATAACTGTGTATTTTCAACAGACAATGAAGCACGGTTTGCAATGCTAAGTCCGTGGGATACGTCTACACGCCATTACTTCGGACTAGGAACTGGAACATGGACGATCAACGATTATGCTTATACGTTCAATAACGGACCACGGCTATTTTCTGTAACAAAGTTAGGTTCTACGACAAACTGGTATAACTTTGGTCTGCTCGGACCTACCAGTACAACAGCAGGTACTATCGAATCCACCGCACAGCGTTTCGCAATAGGAGGAAAGGTTGGCACCGACACAAATTATAGATACAACTCGTATATCTCCGAAGTTATTATTTACAACTACGCGCTCTCAACAGTATCACGGCAACTAGTAGAAGGATATCTTGCATGGAAGTGGGGACTTTCCTCCCAGCTTTACGCCACCCCAACTCCTCACCCATGGAGAACAACACCGCCCGTTAATGCAGGACAATCATACACTCCGTCGACTGTCACCAGAAATATCATCAATCTATCTGATAAATCAGGATATAATTACACGTTTACATCAAACAGTATTTCCCACCCTGTCTACAACCCCGCAGTCAAGGGAATTTACTTTGGTCCGAACTCTAGTTTTTCTAACAGTTATGTACCTATTCCCGCGGGATACACGATGCTAGCCATTGCGAGCTTGAGTTCTACGCCCGCAGCATACGGCCAGCTCGTGAATATTGGAAAGGCGAGTTTTAACGGTTATCTCGGAACCGCGAATGGAAACACGTCCTTTGCTACCGCCTACGGAACGGGCAGCGCTTGGGCACCCGCAACCATTGGTGCAAATACTCCAGCAACAAGTATACCTGTATCTCCTGCGTTAACTCTACTCGAAATGACCGTGTCGGGTACAATGTTGATACCCTACTTCAACGCCTCGGCGATGACAGCGACCACCGGAACAACCACAAATTCCGTAACAGGAATTAATATCGGAGGGTTTGCCAATCTATCCAACTGGACGGGATACCTCCATGAATTCCTTCTGATTTCCCAAGGGTTAAGTCCCCTGCATCGTCAACGGGTTGAGGGGTACCTTGCATGGCGATGGGGGATTTCAGGCCAGCTTCCATCGGGACACCTCTTCAAGAACGCATCTCCCATCCAATCCCCTGATGCACGCGTACCGTCCTACGTAACCTCAAATGTCATCAACTGGGCCGATAAGTCGGGATGTAATTATACACTCACCTCGAACAGTGTTTCCTATCCCGTCTACAACCCTGCAGTCAAGGGAATTTACTTTGGTCTGAACTCTAGTTTTTCTAACAGTTATGTTCCTATCCCTGCGGGATACACGATGCTAGCCATTGCGAGCTTGAGTTCTACTCCCACAGGGTACGGCCAACTCGTGAATATCGGAAAGACAAGTTTTAACGGTTATCTCGGAACGGCGAATGGAAACACATCCTTTGCTACCGCCTACGGAACGGGCAGCGCTTGGACCCCCGCAACGATTGGTGCAAATACTCCAGCAACAAGTATACCTGTATCTCCCGCCTTAACTTTACTTGAAATGACTGTATCGGGTAGAACGCTTATACCCTACTTCAACGCCTCGGCGATGACAGTGACCGCAGGAACAACCACAAATTCCGTAACAGGAATTGATATCGGAGGGTTTGCCAATCTATCCAACTGGACGGGATACCTCCACGAATTCATTCTGATTTCCCAAGGGTTAAGTCCCCTGCATCGTCAACGGGTTGAAGGGTACCTTGCATGGCGTTGGGGAATATCCGGTCAGCTTCCGACGGGGCACCTCTTCAAGAACGCATCTCCCATCCAATCCCCTGATGCACGCGTACCTTCGTACGTCACTTCAAACGTGATCAACTGGGCCGATAAGTCGGGATGTAATTATACACTCACCTCGAACAGTGTTTCCTACCCCGTCTACAACCCAGCAGTCAAGGGAATTTACTTCGGTCCGAATGCTAGTTTTTCGAACAGTTATGTACCTATCCCTGCGGGATACACGATGCTAGCCATTGCGAGCTTGAGTTCTACTCCCGGAGGATACGGCCAACTCGTGAATATCGGAAAGACAAGTTTTAATGGTTATCTTGGAACAGCAACTGGAAGCACATCGTTTGCTACCGCCTACGGAACGGGCAGCGCTTGGACCCCCGCAACGATTGGTGCGAATACACCAGCAACAAGTATACCTGTATCTCCCGCCTTAACTTTACTTGAAATGACAGTGTCAGGTACAAGACTCATACCCTACTTCAACGCCTCGGCAATGTCAACGACTACAGGAACAATCACAAATTCCGTAACAGGAATTAATATCGGAGGATTTGCCAATCTATCCAACTGGACGGGATACCTCCACGAATTCATTCTGATTTCCCAAGGGTTAAGTCCCCTGCATCGTCAACAAGTTGAGGGGTACCTTGCATGGCGCTGGAATATCGTGTCCCAGCTTCCATCGGGACACCTTTTCAAGAACGCGTCTCCCATCCAACCCCCCGCGGCACGCATACCTTCCTACGTAACCTCAAATGTCATCAACTGGGCCGATAAATCAGGTTACAACTACACGCTCACCTCGAATAGTATTTCCTACCCTACTTACGATGCAAATGCTCGCGGTATCTTCTTTGGTCCTAACGCCAGTTTCTCAAACAGTTATGTTTCCATCCCTGCGGGGTACACAATTCTGGCCGTCGCCAGTTTGTGTTCGGCTCCTACGACCTATGGACGCTTAGTCAATGTTGGCAAGGGAGACGCTATTGGATTTTTGGGAACGTACCAAACGACATCGGCATTTGCGACGTTTATAGGAAACGGCAGCAGCTGGAACGATACGAATTCAAACACTCCTGCATCCAACGTCTCAACATACCCAACAATGTCTCTGATGGAAATGACCGTGAATGGTTCCACTCTAACCCCCTACATCAATGGAACAGTCATGAACACGAAAACAGGAACAACGATTGCGACCACAGGCATTGGTATTGGAGGACTTGCGAACTCACAAACCTGGCCGGGATACCTCCACGAATTCCTCATGATCGCCCAGTCTTTAACGCCTATTCAGCGTCAACAGGTGGAAGGGTACCTTGCGTGGCGCTGGAATCTCGTATCCCAGCTACCGGCGAATCATCTGTACAAGAACACCACACCCGTCAGCGGATCGGCCCCATATTCGTCTAACCTACAGAAATGGGCGGACAAATCGGGGTTCGGGTACACCCTGACGACAAGTCCAACAGGAACCGGATCTACGACCTGGTCCTACTACGGTCCAGGAAACGCAGTTCAGCTCAGCAATAGTTATATGTACGTAACCAAACCTGTGAACCTGCAGACTTTCGCTCTTTTCACAGTTGTTCTGTCGACATCCGCAATTAACAATCAAACAGTCATTCAGGCAACGCCGACGTCAGGACAAAGCTATAACTCAGCTGATGGATTTGGACTGTATGTAGATACTCCCGCGAACCCTGGAGACTTGCGCTTTTACACAGCCCTTTCCACTCCGGTCACAAACTATATCACGGCAGGAAGTACCCCTCTCCCACTTACGATGGCGTCCTATGTCATAACCGCGTCTGGTCTTATCAGTTCGTGGATAAACGGAAGTTCTGGCGTTGCAACGACCACCGTGAATAACCGGACGACTACCGCTCAAGGATTTGCAATTGGCGCTGAGTGGCAGGGAACTGCGTTTGGAAATATTAAGGCGGTCACCAATATTTACGAGATCGTAACACTCCCGTATATTCCCACGCCCCTGCAGAGGCAGCAGATAGAAGGGTACCTTGCCTGGAAGTGGGAACTCCAAGGCAGCTTACCCAGTACGCATCCATTCAAGAATGCATCACCGTAAACTCGGATTTAAAAAGAATAGAAGTTGGTTCCTATTCCAGTATACGCGAACGTTACTCCCCGCCCTACGCCGCTGATGGTGGCGGGGAGAGTGACGGACGATATAGAGTTCTGGACGGTTCCGCCACACAGATTCGCAATCACGGCACTTGTAGATGTGTTGGTGACAATCCAATGCGTCCCCGACTGTGCGGAATTGAACGTTCCAAAGGATAGTGTAAGAGCGTTGGAAACAAAGAACCGCGAAGCTGCGTTCGCAGTCGTCAAAATCAGTGGCGATGACGTCACGGCACTGATATTGATCCTATGCTGAATGGATCCCTTTACAGCCAACCCAAATCCAGCAACGGGAGCCTGACCGATTCCGAGAGTGTTTCCAGACATATCGCCCTGTAGGAAAGGAACGTCTACCCCCTGCCGAGAGTACACGTAGAATGTATCCGATGATATGTTTCCTGTAGTCGACACGTTCGAACCTAGAAAAATACAATTGGATCCGCTGTTTTTGTATCCTGCGTTATTTCCGATAGATACAACCGATGAACCGGTATTGAGGTTAGCGGCACTGTTTCCAATTCCTACTACAAACTGTCCTGAATTGTTGTAGGCAGCGTTGGTTCCGACCGCGACAACATCAGAACTCGAATTATAGACCGCTGCTTGGTACCCCAGAGCAACGACATTGGACCCTTTGTTTGCAATTCCAGCACTTATACCTATACCGATTGTGTTTGTTCCAGAATTACGCTCTCCTGCATAGTATCCTACAAACACTCCGTATCCGGCAAGATTTGATTGACCGGCTGCGCGTCCAATCGACACGACAAACCCACTCGCATTCGCACGTACCCCACCCGGACCGCCATTTCCAGCGCCCCATCCAATCGCGACTAAACTCTCTCCAGCATTTGCCGATCCTGCATTTGAGCCGATACAAACTTGATCGGATATACTCGTGTTTGCGGTCTGAGTTGTTTGTCCCAGCCGTATAACTTCACTCCCAATCGTAAATGCACTTCCTAAAGAGATGTTGAACCCGTTCATAGTCTGAACCCTCGACAGATTCTGTAGAACTGCGGTGGTACCGTTCACGGAATTTCCGCCCAAAAACTGGATGGAACTTACATTGATAACCGACTGTGTCCCTGCGTCAATTGACGAAACTGCAGGATACACCGACCAAGCCGCAATTGATAAATCGGTGGCCAGCGCATTTCCGTTGAGGACTAGGCTATAGTTCGTAGTAGGATCACCGATTTCTACACTTCCAGGAAGGTACGTTTTCACGGTCGGCTGAAAGAATCCACCGCCTCCGAACTGGAACTCGGGCTTGAAAATATTCTTCAAAAGATTGATCTGATCTGTCGATGAATAAACGCTCATCGCACCGTATTGTTTTTATACAATGACAATGATTTAACTACTTTCTGCGTGGTATATACAGCACCCAAAAACATGACGACGCCCGGAGAGCGCTACACCCTCTTTCCTATCAAGAACTCGGAGACCAAGATTTACCAACTTTACAAACAGGCCGTCGCCTCCTTCTGGACGCCAGAGGAAATTGATTTTTCCAAGGACGAGAGCGATTGGCAGTCTCTTTCTCAGCCGGAACAGAATTTCGTGAAACAGGTCTTGGCGTTCTTCGCTGGGGCGGACGGGATCGTTCAAGAAAATCTGGCTACCCGTTTCCAGCGGGACACCGAGAGTCCTCCGGCTCGTCTGTTCTACGCATTCCAGAACGCGATGGAGGGTATTCATTCTGAGACCTATTCCCTGCTGATCGACAAGTACGTCAAGGACAAGGAGGAGCAGATGCACTATTTCCGCGCGCTCGATACAATTCCCTGCATCAAGCAGAAGGGTGAGTGGGCGATGAAATGGATTGAGAGCGGCGAGGATTTCGCCACCCGTCTTGTCGCCTTCGCATGCGTCGAGGGCATCTTTTTCAGCGGAGCGTTCTGTGCGATCTACTGGCTGAAGAAGCGCGGCCTCCTTCCCGGTCTCACCTTTTCTAATGAGTTGATTTCCCGCGATGAGGGGCTGCATACCGTCTTTGCGGTGGAGATGTATCACAGCCAGACTCAGATTCCTGCTGAGAAGATCCGCGAGATTATTGATAGCGCTGTGAATATCGAGTGTGAGTTCATTACTGAATCGTTGCCCTGTACGCTCATCGGCATGAACGCCGCGCTCATGAAGCAGTATATCCGCTTTGTCGCAGACCGGCTCGCCGTTCAGTTGGGGGTTTCGAAACTGTATAACGCCCAGAACCCCTTTGATTTCATGGACATGATCTCAATGGAGGGCAAAGGTAATTTCTTCGAGCGCCGCGTCTCGGATTATTCGAAGGCAGGGGTGGGAGCCAAGCAGGAGGAAATGGTGATCAAGTTTGATTCGGAGGATTTTTAGGAACACAAGAAGGTAAACTACTATGGAGTTCTTCCACGGAATCGTTGCGCTCGTCGCGGGAATCGTACTCATTCTCACTGGTCTCGTTGCGTGGATGTATATTCAGCAGTCCCGCATGGCGCAGGCCATCAATGCCCTCGCCGTTGCCGTCACCACGCCTCCTCCCTCTTTCCTCTCTCACCCGCCTGTTGAGGAGCCGGTCGAGCACCAGCATGAGGAGCAGGAGCAGGCCGAGGAGCAGCAGCAGCAGCAGATGCCGCCGCTGGAGCCTCTCGTCGACGACCGCGTCTCGGTCCATGATGCCGACGCCGATGCCGATGCCGATGATGAGCGCGAGGAGGGGCAGACGGGTGTAGTAGGCGAGGATATTTCGGACTTCACGGGCAAGACGGTCGCCCAGCTCCGCGAACTGCTTACCGCGAAGGGGATACCTTACAGTAAGAGCGATAAAAAGCCAGTTTTGTTATCTCTCGTACAAGCAGCGGCGTAAGAGATGAAACTTATAAGTTTTGATATAGGACTTCGAAATCTAGCGGTATGTGTTCTGGAGGGTACGTCTAGAACAGATATGCGAATAACGGCGTGGGACGTGATTGATGTGGTAGCCGAAAAGAACGGTCATACAAGGACAGCATGTTTCAAGTGTGCGAAACCTGCGATGTGGGTCCAGGCCGGAGTGGGGACCCAAGCGTGTTCTCGTCACCGCCCCAAGAGTTTAACCATGACCAAAGCGGCTCTGACGAAGAAATCGATCCCTGAGCTGCAGGAGCTAGGGAATCCGTACAAGATCGAGGGAAAGACCAAGAAAGATTTGGTCGGCAAGATCTGGACGGAAATGAATAAATCGGGGTGGGCAAAGTTCAAGGGCAATGCTCGTGCGCCCGGTGGCGGAGTCCTCGATCTCGTGAACGATATTGTGACCTGTCTCGATAAGCGGGCAGACCTTGGATGGTGGCGCGACGCCCATCTCGTTATATTTGAAAACCAGCTGGATCGGCGGATGTTTGCGGTTCAAGCCATGCTCCACATGTACTTTGCCTGTCGCGGGTTCCGGACAAAAGGTGTATCAGCGATTCACAAGCTGGATAACATTGCTACGGCAACCGATGCGACGACGACGTATCGCGGGCGCAAGAAGACGGGAATCGTTCATTGCGACGTTCTCTGTCCCCCTTCCAATCATGAGTTTTTCAAGTCGCACAAGAAGAAGGACGATTTGGCCGACTCGTTCTTGCAGGGTCTGTATTTCCTAGAACACCCGCCGACATTCTAAAGAATATCAGCAACCCCATCTCTGCGTTTTAACTTTAAGAACATGCTACACTGTCTTCATAATAGCAAACTAGGATGGATGTTCCTGGAGCCGATCTTCTCATGAATATGAATTCTGGCGGTGGAGGCGCGCCCGATACCAAGCTGCCCGAGATGGAGTCGGTATCCCTTGATTTCACCGATCTCCCCAATGACCCCCCGCCGCCCCCTCGCCTCGTCCCGTCCGCCGAAGATGTCGGTGCAACTAAGACGTGGGACGGCCTTGAGAACCTCAACGCCGAAGCGTATTTGAAGCCCGTCAATGTGGCCCCCAAGATGTCGGAGGATGCGATCATGAAGAAGAAGTACGAGCTGCTCCGCAAGTTTGAGCGTCTCAACAAGATGGGCGTTCCCATCCGCAAGCGTTTCACGATGGATTCTCCCCTCGACGAGATGGAGATGGAGCTGGAGTTTGTGCGCAAGGAGAAGGCGATGGATTCCACCATCAAGCAGTTTTCTGAGTGGTTTATCACCGGTATGTCCGCAATGGAGTGGGGATCCAAGAACGTCAATATGATCAAGATGTTCGGTCTCCAGCTCGATGGTCTGTCCCAGTCCGCCCAGATGAACGTGGGCGATCTCGAGGAGGATTTCGAGGAGCTGTACGATCTGTACGGCGACCAGATGCGGATGCACCCTCTCGTCCGTATTCCCATGCGCACCTGCTTCATGGTCTACATGGTCCACCTCACCAACCAAATGGCGATGAAGGCCCCTGTCCCCAACATCCAGGAGATCCTGAAGCAGAACCCAGATATTGCCCGTCAGATGGCCGCTCAAGCGATGCAGAACCAGACCCAGCAGTTCCGTCAGCAGTCCCAGCAGCAGCAGAGTGTATCCGTACCCACTTTCCCCTCCGCCAGCGGCTACGGTAACTCCTCCCCCCAGCCGCAGCCCCAGCAGCAGGAGTCCAACCCTCTTGCCGGCCTGATGTCGTTTTTGGGCGGCGTGAACTCTCCTCCTCCGCCGACACAGCCTACGCGCACGATTCCGATCAAGCCGGTTCGCGAGATGAAGTCGCCGTCGGGAATGGGGATTGGCGATATTCTGAACAAGATCCAGAAGGAGGAACGAAAGGTCGGATCCAACTTGCCCCCTCAACAGCCAATGTTCCAGGCCCCGCCCGCCCCGCCCGCCCCGATCGCGACCTCGGCCCCCCCGCCTCCGCCCCGTCCCGTATCCGGCAAGTCGGCTCTACGCAAGTCCGCGGGATCGGAACGTAAGTCCGCCAAGAATTCCGTGGTGATTAAACTATAATAGATAACAGATGAGCGGCCCTGTTATGCGCCCTGTCGGAGGATTCCACGATCGAACAACCTTCGGTGCTGTATACCCCACAGAATCCATTCCCCGCGTCGTTAACGTGGATACTCGGTTCCGCGACAACGCTGGGATTACGAATGCTGGTTTCTGTACGATCCGCCTGCCGCGAACGTACAAGAACATTACCTCTATGCGCCTATCCAGCGTTGAGCTGCCCAATACGTGGTACGATTTCTCTGCGACGCAGGAGAACACCAACTTCACAGTGAGTGGAGTGCAGTGCACGATTTCTGACGGAAACTATTCGTCAACAGCTTTAGCTTCAGCGATTACGGCCTCAGTTACGGCTGCTGCTGGTTTTTCTATCGCTGTCGGGTTTAATTCTGTTACGGGTAAGTGCACTCTATCGGCTGCCACTGCATTCTCTCTCGATTTTACCCCCCAAATTACCAGCGGAACATGCTGCGTAACCCGCGATGCAAACGTTCGTCCGTTCGATACGGGTCTGGGATCCTATCTTGGATTTATTAGTAACGTTTACACGAGCGCGTCGTCCTACACGTCTGAATCCATCACAAATACTTGGGGCAATAATACCTATGTTCTCCTGAATCTGGAGAAGTACGAGGCTATCGATCATGTGTCCTTCAACGGAACGGCTTCTCCTGCCTTTGCGAAAATCGTAGTCTCTGCATCTAAGAACAGTGTAATTTACGCGGACGGTCGCAGTACTATCGCCAATAAAGTGGTGTTCCCTGAACCCGAGAACATTTCGGTCATCAAACTGAAACTCACCGACTGTTACGGTCGTCCCCTAAATCTGTACGGGAACTTTTCGTTCACTCTAGAGATGCAGGAGGTCGTCAGTTCCAAGCTGTATTCTGCTTACAAAGACAATCTGGCGAAGTAGTAAATGTCGTCTCAATATGTCGTAACACTTGACGAGCTTATTGCCGGACTTCCGGTTGGAGTGACACCAGAAGAAGTTGACTCGATTGCTGTAGCGCCCATACTCAATCCACCTGCTTTTGTATTTTCTCTAAAATTGTGGGCATCTGTAGGCTTCCCTGCAAACTGCAAGCTATTTGCAATCAATATACATCCTCCTTCTCCGTGCCCCGATGGATCTCCACGCACGGTATATGATTACATTTCGTTCTTGTTAAGTGCAGATCTCGACGGAACAATAGCAAATTTGAACACACATCTCCTGGGGATCGTAATAACGTATACCCTACCCGGAAACTCGATTCAGTTCTATGCGTCGAAGGCGTGAGTCTACTTCGAGGACATTAAATTGGATATCTGAGCTTCTAACTTTTCGACGCGATCAAGTAAAACCTTGATGGCTTCGTGATGGTAAGGTGTGATTGCGCTATAATTCAGGGTCAATTGAGCTCCTTCTGGATGTGTGTATCCGTCATCATCGACTTGACCGCTCAAAGAGGTATTTGGGATTGTGGAAACCATGTGATCAAACCCTGCTTTGTGAATATCCTGGGCAACGAAACCGCTATGGAGTCCTGCACATGGATCAGATTTCCAGGAGTAGTACATTCCACTCACGCTCTGGACAAATCGTATCGCTTCCTCGGCCGTAATACCACCCGAAATATCCTTGAGGCGTTCGTCAGAGGTCGCATCAAATTCAGTTGCTTGAATACGATCGCTTGTGGCTAAACTGTATGGAGCCGTTGTTCCACTACCTGTTCCTGCTCCAAACGTCGGGTGAAGGTATCCGTATTCTCCTATCGTGTATGTCTTGCTTCCACTGATTGTTACATAAGCGGTCAGAGTCGATGTTCCAATACCTACGCCTGTTCCCAAATCTCCTCCAGAAATGGTCTGAGAAATCATGCTGATCTGTCCCCCCTTTGTATTGATCCACATGGTTCCACCATCCTGCATGGTGTGAATATGCATATTGCCGTCATCGTAGATTGATGACCCGTTATTGTTGAATAAAAGGTAATTTGTTGTTGGTGAATTATTTAGAGTCGCCGATGAATTTCCTCCTCCCACCTGTAAAATTCCGCCGTCCGTCACACTGAATATTTCTGAGTTGTATGCGTTATTGACAATACCGAGTGCTCCCACTTGATTTATACGAAATGTCTTAGACGGGCTTGTACCGCCATAACTGTTGGATACACGCAGGAAGTTTATGAATCCTGCTCCTCCCACTGTATCTGTTCCTGTGATCAGGAGTCCTGGACTGCTTCCAGTATACGATGTGGTGACTGTTCCGCCCACGATGACGTTGGACGAGAAGTTAGCCTCTCCAGTGACGTCCAGAGCATACTGAGGATTGGTGTTCTGGATACCGACGTAGGGGACGTTGCAGCTACGAGCAACAAAGAGTGCGGTTCGGTTCAAGTCGGCGGTACCGTAATTGGTTCGCATGGAAAGACCGTCGAATGATGCATCATAACCAATTCCGACATACGGACTTCCAGTGGTTGAATTGTAGAATGCGGCAAATCCAGTGGTTGTTCCTGAACTCGCAATGTTGAGACGGTAGTTCGCTGGTGTTCCCGTAAACCCGACGTTCGCAGCATTAGTCACCACCAACGAACTTGCCGTAGTGATTCCTGAACCATTGGCGAAGGTGAGGTCAGCACTTCCCGCGGCCGTTCCTGCGTTATTGTAAAGAATCTGAGTATCTGTTCCACCGATGGGTCCGGTGGCTCCTTCTACTCCCGATGGTCCCGTAGGTCCAGACAATCCAGTCTCACCTGTAGGTCCCGTAGGTCCAGACAATCCAGTCTCACCTGTAGGTCCCGTAGGTCCAGACAATCCAGAAGCACCTGTAGGCCCTGTTGCGGTTAGAAGAGTGCTGTAGGTGACTGCGCCGCTGCTTGCGTTGAACGAGAGAACACTTCCAGTATACACATTGGACGAGAGTCCCAAGATAATGACTCCGCCCGCAGTTGGAGCCAGGACAAGGTTGGAGTTAGCTGAAATCTGAAAATTTCCACTGGAATTGACATTCACAGTACCCGTTCCTGAGTTTCCGTTCGATCCGACGAATGCCCCTGTGAGTGCGTACATAGAATTGAATGCGTATCCGGGTGCTCCGAGGTTATACACGTTGCTCACTAGAGGCGTGACATCGCCTCCGATTGCCAACGTATTCGTGACAGGGAACCCTGTGAGTTGGGAAATAGAGAAATTTGAAAATCTGTTAACATCTGAATAATTACCATATTGTGCTGCATACAGTGCTGCGGTGGATCCTAATCTCAGCTCGCCTGTAGTGTATATAACTACACCGTCTTCTTTTATGGTAATAAACTGCGATGTACGTATAATTTCGATTAGATGGTAACCACCGCTCTTTATTTCGTTGTATACGAGTGTACCGGACATATTGGTGATCCTCAAGTAAACTGCACCGAAAGCACTATTGGTATAGTAACAGTGATAGTTAAGAGTACCTGTAGTATCGCATGCCATGAGCCCAGCTGTATTTGTTTGTTCTGAGCCTCCGTTCGATAGGTAGCACTGCACACTATTGGGCAATGTGGACGTATTGCTCAGCGTCCATGTGAACGTTCGATACTGCTGACCGCCGGTAATTAATGCACTAGAAAATCCATAATTCCCTCCTGGGTCTGAAAATGACGCGCTGATTGTGTTGACTGATGGGCTGTTCAAGCTAGATACAAACATATTTGAGTAGACTACCGTCTGTCCATATGATGGTGATGTAACGGTTCCGGCAACCGTAAATCCACAGATCGTTGTTAACGATGAACTTCCTCCCAGACCAGAACCTGTATTATAGATGAACTGTGTATTAGAACCAGCCTGGGTGTATCCGAAATCTCCAGATCCGGGAGTATAGGAAACAAGGTAAGGAGTATCTGTTGCCGGTAACTTCCAGGCATTCAGCGTTCCAGTATACACATTATTTAACGGACGGTTTGAGTCTCCGACGTTATATAGGTAGGGCGTACTAGCAACCAAGTCTCCACTGAAGACGGCGATTCCGCTAAGATTCACAGGTGACGGCCATGAAATCAAAAAGTTATCAAACGCAGATCCTGCGTAATTGTCATTTCCGTTGTAATCCAGGACTGCCACAGTCTTGCCAATGGTCGGAATATTGGATGACCAGAGAGTTGTTGAGCTCACTGATACGCTAACGGTTGTCCCACTATAGCTTACCCCCAAGTATGTATGTGGACTTGTTGTGAGAGCAGCTCCGGTAAATACGGTTGTTCCAGAAAAGTTCGTGATGGTAATAGTGGAAGCAACTCCCGAACCTGAGGCAGTTAGAACGCCGGCAGTGATTGAATACGCAAATGTGTTTGAGGCGTTGCATAATTGTAGGGTAAATGAACCTGCTTCTGTATAAGTCCTTAGCGATAGGGCATATTGAGATGGAACATTACTGGCGATAGTAAATCTGGCTGCCGCTGTCCATCCAGCACCGCCACCGCCTCCCGGTTTCCCGGCTCCAGACGAAAAGAATGCATACGCATTTGTTCCGTAATTCGACCATGAACCTCCGATCGCGTTTATTGTCGTAGCTGTAAATGATGTTTTCATATCGTTTGAATACCGTGCAAAACTGGTTGTAGGATTCACGTAAGGTCCAAGCTGGGACTGGTTGGACACGACAAGCGAACTCATATTTGCAGTTCCAGTGGACAGAGTGAATGTAAGGTTCGAGCTTCCGCCTACAGCTCCCGAATTGTTGAACAAGATCTGTGTATTTGATCCACCAATCGGTCCCGTGGGTCCCGTTGGTCCGCTTAGTCCCGAAGCACCTGTAGGTCCCGTAGGTCCAGACAACCCACTTGCTCCCGTGGGTCCCGTAGGACCACTGAGTCCAGAAGCACCGGTAGGTCCCGTAGGTCCCGACAGCCCACTTGCTCCCGTCGGTCCTGTTGGTCCCGTAGGTCCGCTTAGACCAGAAGCACCGGTAGGTCCCGTTGGTCCAGACAACCCACTTGCTCCTGTGGGTCCCGTTGGTCCACTTAGACCCGAAGCGCCTGTAGGCCCCGTTGGTCCGCTTAGTCCCGTAAGCCCTGTAGGACCCGTAAGCCCCGTAGGTCCCGTAGGTCCCGTAAGCCCAGTTGCACCTACACCTGCAGGTCCAATCAAGCTCTCCGATACGAACCACGGATTGTTGGTCCAAATCACCTGCTGACCCTGCGACGAATAGTTCTGGAAGCGCAAATCCATCAACGTATTCCCTGAAACACACGTGTACGTCAAATTGTACGTCGTCCCCGTAGACAGACCATAAACGGATGAAAGGTCCAGGTTGATCGCATACGACGCGTTGGTTGTTGTGTTGGTAAGCACTAACGACGGTTTCACATTCGAATTATCATAGGCCGCAAACTGCACGTTCAGGTTGGAGACGGGTAGAATATTGACATTACATACCACATTCGAGGCAGGAAGAGACTGAAGGTATGCGTAATTATAGATATTGGGAGTTCCCAGATACAGACTCCCTGCCATATCCGCCCAGTTCTGGTAATAATTTGAATACTTCGGTCCATACAGTACGTAGGACGACGTATCCAAGTAAAAATCGTCTACGGTTCCAATCGCGGATGTAGGCGGACCCACCCCGTTCAGAATCGTTTTTCCATTGGCGCCAGGCGGACCTGTTGCCCCCGTTTGACCTTCACTGCCACCTCCGCCGCCACACGACGAAGAAGGTGGACAGAATGTTCCTAAAAAGACACGTTTGGATCGGACCATGTCCGTCACGTCCGAGCTATTGTAGCTCGCCATGTCCTAGTTCCTGTTATTATCAAGAAGGATTTATAGTTGTAATTGTTTACGACACTACACTAAAACTACTCTACAAGAGTGCGAAGTTTATCTGAAGCGAATGAAAGGTTGTCTGAGCACCTCCAGCACCTGTTCCCGTTGCGACGACGTAAAGAGTCTCGGCTTTACTCAGTGTGTGTGATACCGCATAGTTAGACGTCACTGTTGTTCCTCCCGCAGCAGACAGGGAAAGCGATACAATAAGATTGCTTGCGACAATACTATTATTGTAAATATCTGCGGTCATTACGCCACTGTTGATAATCGGATTGTTTAGGTTTAAATAGACACCGTAGAGGAGACAGTTCTGTTCCACAATAAACGGAACACTAAATGCCGAAGTTGTAATTGCGGTTGCGACATTTTGCGTTCCAGGAGTTAGGTAGTATGCAGTATTGAACTCGCCCGCACTCCAGGTTCCTGTGGGTTCGTAGAGAGTATAAACAACATTGGTCGGGACT